TCAATTACAGTCTTTATCATATCCATTTAACACTTTTGTTTGGTTTTGTGATTAAGGGTTTAATTGAAACAAAATCATACACTTATCGTTATAATGAGGGTATCCTTCCTGACAATCTTCGTTTATTAAATAAATTGGATTTAGCTGAAATGGGGGTATCATTAGATTTATGCATTTCCAACCACCATCTTCTATATCAGGGTTCATATCCCACTTAGTAAATGATGTAGCCAGGAGGTATTTTGAGCCGCTTTCCTGACAGTTTCTCAATGCTTTTGATACATTACCATTACTTAGGTGTCCTAAACAATCTCTGGTAAAGATTAAGTCCACTTTTGGTAGTGTATCATTGATTAAATCTAACACCCTAAAATCGGTTAATGGATATGCTTCTTTATTTCTTTGGATTAATGGTTCTACTATATCTGCTCCTATGTAAGATGCTCCACATAAATCTACATCTTTCATCCAATTCCAGTCTCCGCAAGGAATATCTAAAATAGATTGAATACCAAACTTTTGTATTAATACAGGCAATTCTCTACGAATCACTTTTGTATTTTGCATTTCAGAACCACCTCCGCTCACACTTTCAGCTGATGCCCATAGGTTCTTTTCGTAAATCTCTGTAAACTTTTCTCTTACACTCATAACAATATTGTTTTTTTAGCTGTTTCTTTTACTTGCTCCCAATAGTATGTACTTGCTTTATTCTCATCTAATGTTAATTCATCACCATAAGGTAATCTATTAATGTAAGATGCTTTATGGAACATACCACTATTATTATCCATCACACCTGCGTTATGTAGTATCCAATATTTTTCAACTGAACTTACATTATCAGTACTCCATCCAAATGCCATTCTTTCATCAACTTGTGTAGGATGTCCGAATAACCATGCGTTCCATAATAAACTCCACATACCTGCTGTCCATTTTTGTATTGGATAATCCCAATCAGCTTTTGCAATATGTAAATGTTCTACTGAATTAAAGTAAGCATACATTTTAATTGCATCCTTTTCTACTTTATCCCAAAACTCAAATCCTTCTCCCTTAATCAAATACTGAGCGCCTCCTGAATGATTATTCATTAACTTAGGTATTTGTTTATCTAACCCAATTATCTCACACATATCCTCATATATGTGGTTTCCTTTTTGTTGTATGTAATCGTAATTTATGTATGAGTTTGTATCACTCATATACCAAGTGTTATTATTTCTAACCCAATTTAATTCAGGCGGACGAGTAAACACAATATCACAATCATGCAAAAATAACCACTCATCTTTCAAAGCAGGGTATGCTTTAAGATGTTGCTTCATTAGGTTAAAATAAATTGATGGGATATAGGAATGATTCTCTCTAGTATCCTCATAGAAAAAGAAACGTACTGTATTATAGTGAGATTGAAGTTTCTTCCAATCATCAGATATATGTCCATTGTTTACCGCACATAAAATATCAATCTGATTAGGATTAACTCCATGCTTAGTAAAGTTATTAATTAAAACCTCAACTTGCCATCTATAATAATCGTTAGCTGGTTGAGCACATACAAATCTAATATTCATAACATTTTATTTTATAAACAGCCTCCATCACATGCTGCAAAACAATCTAAGTTTAATGTGTCTCCAATATCACCACTTACAACAGTATAAACTGATGTAAAGATACTTGCCGTACCGCTTGGATTACAATCTGCATCAGTTATAATACCTGTACAATATGCATTTGAATAGTTGTTAGGTGAACCACAATCATCAGCAGTTACTTGAACATTAATTGTATCACCAACGTAAACAGTATATGTTCCTGATGATGTAATACTTCTACTTTCAACAATTGAACCATTTACATATAAATCCATTTGTCCTCTAGCTCCACCTGTTTCACTAAAACTCCATGCTAAAGTAGCACCACCACTAGTTGTAGTAGTCGTTGAAGTTGTAGTAGAAGTTGTAGAAGTACTGGTTGTGGTACTTGTAGTTGTAGTAGAAGTTGTACTTGTGGTTGTTGTTGTTGGTACAACAGGTTGAGCAAATGGTAACGCATCTGGTAATATAGGGCCAAGCAATTGTATTTGGCATTCTCCATTCTTCAAATTATAATCGTTAATCGCACGAAGATGATAGTAGTTACCTCTAAATTGTACTACATCATTTAATTCCATCTTAAAATAATCTGCTAATGGAATAATTGCTGAAGCATTCAACAATCTAGTGCGTGGGTTATATAACAATTCTACATAGTTTTGCCAATATTGAGAATATAATGATTCAAAAGGTACTTCACCATAAACTGCTGATTCATTATAAAATAGTAATGAGTTAGAACCTGTTGTAGGAAATTGAGAACCTGATACTACATTGTAATTGTCAAAATAAGGAAATTGCTTAACTTCATTTGCTGCATTATTATCATCTTTCACATAAAATCTTTCACAATCTACTTGTCCATTATAGAATAGTAAACGTGGTAAAACCCTAGCCGGTTGATAATCTACGGAACTAATGTAAGTTGGAACGTATATTGGTATAATTTGTGACATATAATTTATTTTAACAAGATAATGTTTGATAGTTGTATCCTAAACTTCCTATTTGTGCTACATAAGTTGAAGACCCTTCAGAAGGTCTATAAAACTTCCAAAAGTTGTCACCACCATTAAATGGTAATGTTAATGCTTGGTCTAAATAGAAATAAGTAACTGTAAATGGAGATTGTTCTGCACTATATACAACACCAGGATAGTAGTAGGTATCAGTACATGCCTGATAAGAACTTCCAAATCCAGAAGGTCCAATACTCCAATAATATGCAGTTGGTGGTGGATTAACTCCAGCTACTGAACCTGAAATTCCAGTACCTTGTATTTGTATTAATGGTGAACTTGCCAATGTTGTTTTAACTTCAAACTTACCTTGTGAAAAGAAATTTTCAGTATCCGTATAGTATTGTTTTCCGTATTCTCTATTTGCTGCTTTACTAAATTGTTGTGAGATATAATCCTGGTCTAATGTATCACCAAAATTAAGTTCATTAACCGCAAGATTGTTAGCAGGAATTACTTCTATTTTCTCATCTAAATTTATGTATTTATTAAAATCTTTTATCTCTCCAGCCTGATACCAATTGTTAAATGTTTCAACTATGAATTCATTCCTTTTAGTTTTAGATGGATATATTACTAAGTTATATTTCTTTTGAACTCCTTTGATAAAATCAATTAACTTAATTCCATTAGTACCAAATGGCATATTCAATGGAATATTCATAATCCTTTCATCAGCTGCCTGTTGAACCTTTGTAATTTGTAATGATGATTTTGGTTTACCATTAGGGTCTAATACAAATGTAAAGTTATTGTATGGTGCTGAAAATATATCTCTCCATTCTATGCCAAAATAATAAGTGCCAGGGTTTAATAGTGCAGTTGTAAATTCAGTTGAAACTGTATATGTTTTATTTTGTCCATTAGCACCTTCAGCAAACATTGCGTATGTGTTATCACTAAAATATTGATTAAAGTTTACTAATGTAGTTAGAGATTGTTGTGTTAATGAACCAGTATCTCTAACAATAAATTCAGTAACAGGTCCACCTAATGAACCTGATAATTTTACTTCTAATGTTAATATACCTTTTAATGATGAAGTAACATCTAATCTATAAGATGAGTTTTGTCCAACAACACCACTAGGGTCTTTTGTTACACTATACCAAGGTAAATTAGTTACTGTACTTTGTGGTATATTCAAATCAGTTTGTCCACTACCAGACAATGGTGCAATTGTAACAACACCATAATTTTCTAAATCAACATTATCAAAAACAGGGTATCTTAATGCTCTATTGCAAACTAAATAAACATCATCTAAAAATGGTTCATTAAAGAATGAGCCTGTATATGTGTATCCAGAATAATCAAATATTGCATCCCAAACTGCTTTCATACGAATAGCTGGTTTGAAATCCTGAACTGTTAATCCACCTTCATTATCATCTATACCAAAAAATGGGTCACCTGATGTGTACTTCATCTTTTGTCCATACTCAGCTAATGGATAAACTATATCACCATTATATAATTGCCCAGCCCAACTTGCACTTATATTATTAAATGAAGCTGTGTGGTTGTATTGATTTAATGTTGTTAATTGAGTTAGGAATGTATTTGTAATTGTTTTAGCAAAAGAAGATATTGCTCCAAAGATAGTTACTTCGTATGAATCAATAAATTTATTAGCTATTACATTTACTTTATTTAATTGTAGGTATCCTTGCGAAATGTAGATACCATCAAAATCTAAATAACATGGTACTTTAATATTTGTAGCAAATGTATCAGGGTTAAAAACACTAATATCATACACATGCTCAAAGAATGCATTATTCTTTTTTGTACCAGGCAAAGAAATCTGACGAGTAAAATCAGCAGGAATAACACCCAAATCAAAAAGACCTGTAACGTTATCCGATAACTTTATTTCTTCATCGGCAAATAAATCTAATATCTCACCATTTGCTACTAGTTTGAATACAAACCCTTGCGTTGTAACTATTCCCATTATATAATCAATTTATAAGATTGTCCCCAATCAAAATCAAATGAGTATTGAACTAATTTATCGTTCACACCTGTTTTGAATACTATACTATCAGTTCTAATTGTAATTGGTCTAACAGTCTCCGTTGTAGAATTCTGCTCATATACCCAATATATCTCATCAGAAACTAACAATTGTTTTATTATGTTATTATAATCATCATCTACATAATCTGAATTCACACTTAGTGTTTGCTTACTATCAGATAGATAATTTAAGTTAGAACTATCGTAGCTATTATAACTTAACGAAGTTCCTTGGAATGTACCTAATTGTGGTTGGTAAGTTCTCTTAGTAGATTGGAATCCTTGTCTATTAACTAATAAGAAATTATAGTAATCAAATTGTCCGTATCTATTTTTCCATTTGATTCTTACATTAGGATATTTTTGTAAACAAACATCATCAAATCTTATTGATGCGCCCAATGGAGTTGAACCATTATATGCTTGTACACTAAACCAGCTAACCGCAGAGCTTAATGGAAAATCACTACATAAAGGTCCAATAGGGAATATATCCGTTTGTCCGTTTGTAGCAGTTGTTGTAGTTAATGCGTAATCAGCAGAACCTAAATCAGAATTGTAAACAATCTTTGTAGGTTGTGTTGTACCAACATTACCTGTATAGCATGTCATCCATCCACTAGTCTCATCTAAGAAAGATTGAGTAACAGGACCATCAGTCATTAATGGCCAGTAAGGTGTTTTAGAATATAATTGTTGATTAATAGGTTCTTGAAATATACCATACCCATCTAATGCTTTATATAATCCGGTTGTTACATGCGAACCTGATACATAACCACCTGTAGCTAAGTACTGCCAATAGAAATCTACGGTATAGTATTTAATATTTGAACTATTAGCAAATGCTAAATCAGTAAGTGTAGAATTCATTATTCTACTTACGTCAAATATCCCGCGTAGGGATTCATTTGGATACTTTGTTAAAGTATATTCAGCTACTGCAGGCTGTCCACTTGCTGAACCAGTCCAATAGTATAAATCAGCGTAATACTGAAATGATGAACTATATACCACTCCACTATTTTCAAACACAGTAAACGCCATAGGCGATTGTGCTAAAGATGCGGATGCTGGATATTGAGTTATATTCAAAGCCATAGTAATCTTTTATCTTTTAACCAACAAAATTGGTTTTGTATTGGATGGTTAGGATGGTAACCTTCTAAATGCTCTTTTTAATCCTATATCAACCGCATTCATAATAGTAGTTTGTACTATACCATTGATTGCGTTATCTATCTGTCTCTTTAATAAAGGGTCATTAGCAGCTTCTTCAGCAAATGGTCTTTTCTTCATTTTATATGTACCATTTTGAACAAACTTACCATATTCTGCACCGGGAGGAGCATAATCTAAAGTAATAAATACTTTTGGGGTTTCTATCTTAATCTTATTACCTTTCTTAGTTTTAGTAGACCTAAGCATCTTATCAGTTGTGTTAAACGAACCAACTGTGTTAAACAAATTGCCTGTTTTATACGCAGGTTTAGACCTGTTAATCATATACGTTTGTGCTAACGTCCTAAACGAATCGGCAACTTGTCTGAATTCTTTCATTAGAATGGATATAAATCATACATACATCTTGGTCTAGCATTGTGTGTAGTTAAATCAAATGTAGCTACCCATCCAGCTAATCCATTATCAAATCTATCTTGAAATGCTTCACAATCAATCGCACCATCTATATCAAAGTTATTCACAGCGTATTGTGTGTAAGATAATAAATCATTAAGGATTGCCAATGTGTTTGCATGAACATCAACTCCATCATCTTTACCAAAGAATGGAATTAATTCTTTATTGAATCTACCTACTGATTCGTTATTTTTTAATTTAACTTTATCAGCAATTGTAAGTTGGCAAGTATAGATTGTTTGAGAATCTTCAAATCTTGCATTACTAATTAAAATGTTACCAATTGGATACGCAGGAAATTCATCCATATCTATCTCAAATATATCACCTTGCGTTACAGCTTCAATAGATGGATGGTTATCCATTATTGTTTTGAAATAATCTAATACGTTATAATATAACGAATAGTTTACGCCAGTATTTTGAACTACATTTCCCATATAATTTATAATTGGATACCGCCAAAGTATTGATTAGTGAAATCAGGGTAAACCTGTGTAAGGTTACCAACACTCTCAAGATATTGTGGTATTTGGTTAGAATAAGCTATCAAATAGTTTTGTAAACGAGTTGCGTAGAAATCTGCTGAATTCAGTGCTTTCTGCAATAGGTAATCAATCTCATTCTTACCCGGTGCTACGGATACTTCTGATTGATGCTTAACAGCACCTTCGGATTTGAATTGGATACCAGAGAAGGGGATGTATTCAACGCATGAGTACCATATTAGAGTAGGTTTGATGTGGTCATTGATTAAATCCTGATAATAAGGAGATAATGTACTCACAGTATTGTTCTCAATATGTCCCTGTAAGTAATAAAACAACACAGTACCTAATAAATTAAGCATGTATTTGTCTTGTGCCGTTCTTACAAAAGGTAATAATCTATCAGCATCAATTGAACCCTGTAATGGTGAGTTCTTAATAATATCGTTTCTACTTACAAATAAAGCGTATGCCATTGTATTTAATTTTTAGTTTGAATATGTTTTAACAAATTGTGGAGTACCCATCATAATTCTCTCATCATTTATTGTTGAATCAACTGCTCCTTTATCTTCTATTGCTGCTGGATTCTCACCTTCTTCGTTAATATCGTCTTGTACTTCTTCAACAGTCTGACCTGTTTCTTCAGCTGTTTCAGAAAGGATTGCCAATGGAGTTAATTGTTCAAAGTATAATTCAGTATCTTCCCATCCACCTTCACTTAGTGCAGTTGTTAAGAAGTTAATTATTAGATTTTGAAACGGATTAATTGTCATTGTTTGTAAAATAGAATAAGCTGTTTTCATTTCCTCTGATTGAGAACTGAAACCATTTGCTTGTGTTCTAATACCAAATAATAATGGAGAAGTAATTCTATGTCCAACTAATATTCTATCTTGCGCATATTCAGCAACGTATTTGTATTTGTCATGCAAATTATCTATGTTGATTGTATCTATTGTAGGTCTTCTCTCCGCATCATCGTTAAATGAAATCATAAATCTACCAGCGTTTCTAGTGCCTGTAAACTTAGATTCAATCATTGATTCTATTGTTTGTCTTTCTTCAGGTGCTGGAATACCATTGTTCATATTAATCATTACTAATGGCATGAATCCATTCTCAATGTTATTAAGATGTAGGTTTGATAACTCAGCTTCTACATAAGCAAATTGTAATGCACTCATCCAATCAGGAAGTGAGTAGTAGTATTTACCTGGTGAGTAATTTTTAATATAAAGTAATTCCATCTTCTCATTTGATGTACCAAATGCAGGAATCTTTTTCTTAGCTTTTTGTGCTTTTTGGTCAGCCCAATCTACACAATAGAAATAGTTTTCTATTTGAGGATTATCGTATATCTTTTCAGCACGAATTGTTTGAACTGGAATATGATAGAATTTAACAATCTTAGTATGCTCATCATTCCAATAAACTTGGAAAGCACCATTACCATATAGTTTCAAATCAAAGATAGCTCTTTTAATTTCTTCTTGCGGAATCAATTTATCTAATACTGATTGGAATGCTTCACTCTTAGAGTACAATCCTTTACCGAATATTAAATCTGCTATTCCCTCAACGCAAGCTGCGTTAGTTGTTGATGTTGTATAACTGTCCGTTACGTTTTGGAAGTAATCATCAGGGCCTATAATACCAACAGGTACCCATTGGTAACGTGTTTTTGTATCTTCAATTACGATAGGTATGTCTTGCGATGATAGGTTTACAACCGAAAAATTGGTATTTTGTTTCATATTATTCCATTATTATGTATTCGTTCTCCGTTAAGTTACTTATGTATCTTTCTTCAACTCCTAATTGTGCTGCGTATTCAGATTTTTCTACCGATTGAGATGCAAATACTGAAATAGAACCATGCCAAATAGAAGATGTTCCATCAGTTATGTATGCTCTATATTGGTCACCAACTGATGCTGATACTAAAGATGCTGTCCAACTTAATTTACTTTCATAAGCATCGTATGTGTAGGGTCTTGTAGATGAACTAACTGATGCAGATGTGTTTGCTAATGTCAACATATCTTGCAATTGTAATACAAGGTTTGATGAGCCTGTTGGTTCTGTTCTAAAAGTGTAATTATTGCTTCCTGAAATGTAATAAGCTAGCATTATCTTGTCTTTATGTTGTGTTTATCTATACATTTAACAATCATTGGTAATAAAATAGTGATAAAGCATAAAAAAAGGGAGAACTGAGTCCTCCCTTTAATATTTTTAGTGATATACTGATTAGTTAGTTCCGTTTACAATTGTAGGCGGATTAGTAACTGAACCGAATGGGTTACCGAATGTTGAACCTGAAATAAATGATGCTGGGTACTGCTCCATACCAGTGAAAGTAATAGAATAACCATAAAGGTCACCTAATGCTGCTCCAGTTTGTAGAGTTCCTGCAGTTACATCTGCTCCCTCTCTTTGTCCTACCAATAGAGTATCTCCATTCATAGTGTGTACAAAGATTTGAGGTCTTCCATAAGCCATTAATTTTAATTGAGTTGTCATCTCATTTGTCAACTTCTTCAAGTTTAATACTAATTCTTGGTTGAAGAATGTAGTACCATTTTCTCTTGATGAGTTTACAGTTTCAGTATATGCACTCGTTCCTTTAAGTTCGTAGTAGTATGCTGTAAGGCCTGCAGGTAATGATTCAATTAAATCATCACTTACACCGTTTGTTGCGTTAGCAAGAGAAGATGTGAAGTTTACGAAATAAACTCCAGCAATCCCACCTACTGATTCCTTACAAACTTCGTTACGTCCTGATGTTAAATTACAAGGCATGTTGATTAAGTTTTTAGTTTTTAATTTGTTCTGAAACTATTATGAGTAAAGGGAGATATGGTTAATCTCCCTATTACTTACTCAAATATTAATAGTTTTTGTAAATAGCGATGTCATTACCGATACCATATTCAGTATCAGCAGTGTATCTCATAATGATTCTAAAGTTTTGAGAACCATCTAAGTCTTCCATGTCTAACACTTTAACTTGGTTGTAATCACTCATCAAACCAGTTCCGAAGAATAAGTTAGATTTTTGTGCTGCTACCATTGCTGAAGATGCAAGACCAGGACATAATGCCAATTCAACTCCTTGGAAGTTCAATGGCTTCTCACCCACATTCATTTGGTTGTTCCAACCATTTGCTCCAGCTGTTCCGCCAGATAATGCTTGTTGGTAAGCCTTAGCTACGTTAGTAGGGATGTAGATAGTTAAATCTTCCTTACCATACACAGTCTGAGGGATTGCGTTGTATAAACTGTCTAATGCAGATAATACGTTTGCAGATGTAATAGAACCAGAAACAGAAGCTGTTACAGGAGCGTTTACACCACCAGCTACTACTGATGAAGATAATGCGTTATACAAACCAGAGAATTGTCCGTTTGTTGCGCTGTTACCTTGCCAGATAGAGATTTCAGTTGCTTCAGCAACTTTACCACCTACATAAGAGATTAAGAAATCAGTAAATGATGCAGGGATAGTATCAAATGCGCTATAGCCCAATTGTAAAGCTTCCCAGCTATCTACGAATTCTTGCTTACATAATTGTAAGTTTACTTGCAATTCTTTTGGTTCTAAGATTCTTTCAGTAAGAGCTACAGTACCAGAAGTTGTGAAATCACAAGATGCATCATTAACGATAGAATCAACAGCAATTCTTTGGATTACTGATTTGAATTTAACGTTTGGCATGATTGTGATGTATTTGTTATCAAGCGTTCTAGCTGATAACAAAGCTGCAGCTATATACTTACCTGCGAACTCACCTGCGTAAGTTGTAGTAATTACTGGCTGAGCAAAGTTTTGATTTTTTCTCATGTCAATCTTTTTTTTTGTTTAATTATTTATATAGTTTTGATAAAAATTGTGATTGCGAATTAGCAACCTTTCTACCAAAGTTATTTTGTTTTTGAGATTTAGCTACAATAGATTCATCTACCGGTGCACCATCTAATTTAGGAAGGTCTTCTTCTTCCATTTTAATATCAGCTTCTTTCTTATCTTCAGCTGGTTTCATAGCTTCTTCAAAAGATGCCATTTTCTTTTCCATTTCTTCAATACGGTATTGTAGTTTCTCAACCATCTTACTCATATCTTCAGTCAATGGTTCAACAGGTGCATCTACTGCATCTCCTTCACCATCTGAAATGTCTTCACCTGCGATAGATGCCATTTCTTCTTCTTCAGGTACTTCAGGGTTTGCTTCTTCAACATTCTCTCTTTCAGTAATCTTACCGTCTTTAGTTTCAATGCGAATTACAACTTCCTTACCTTCTGAATCTTTCAAAGCAATTTCATGCTCACCATCTGGTGCTGGAGTTTTACCATCCTCTGCTACAACTTCAACATCTTCACCTAAATCAAAGGTAGGAGATTCTAATATTGTACCATCTGCTGTCTTAGCGTATGTAAAATTAACAACCTCTTTCTCTGCTGAAAGTGCTGATATGATTTTACTTAATACTTGTTTTGCGTTCATATTAATTGTATTTGCAAATTTACCTCTAAAGTTTCCATTATAAGAAGTTTGAACCCACTTTCCAGTGAATCCCATACCATTAAGTAATTCCTCTCCTCTATGTTCATCTTCATCAGAAACTACAACCACCCAAGTTACTGTATTGTATGCATCTATTTTTGCGAAATGTGCCATAATTTATTGTTTTAATTCCAAGTAAATGTACCTGCTGCTAAGAATGTATGATAAGTGTATCCGCCTGATTGAGTAATATCACCACCAGTTGCGTTAGGTGTACCAGGGTATCTTATAATACAAATACCAGAACCACCGCTGCCACCAAAGTTACCAGCAGCTGCTCCTGCACCACCACCATTACCTGTATTAGCTCCACCATATCCACCTCCTTGACTTCCACCTCTTGCGTATGTTACTCCATCAACCCATGCAGCTCCCAATCCACCAGCATCACCTGTTGAACCAGCTCCACCACCTGTGCCACTATTAGGTCCACCTGAATTACCTTGTCCCGGAGTACCAGCTGCTCCACCACATTGTCCAACTTGTGCTCCTGCTCCAGAACCACCACTTTGACAAGTTCCACCACCACCAAATGATGTTATTACTGTGCCACCTCTTTGAAGTACTGAATTGTTACCTTGCTTACCTTGGTCACTATATTCATTACCACCATCTCCACCTGCTCCAATAACAATATCGTATGCTCCAGAGAATACATTTAATGAACCAGATAACAATCCACCAGCGCCACCTGATGATGTTGGGTCTGCAAGTGATTGTTTTCTACGTCCACCACCACCACCGGCAACTAATAGATACTCTACTGCAGTTGGTGCTACAGTTGTTGTAGTTGAAGTTGTTGTAGTTGTAGAAGTTGTTGTACTTGTTGTAGTTGTAGACGTAGTTGATGTAGTAGTGGTTGTAGGCTGAATATCCGGCCCTGCTCCAATACTACTTCTTTGTCCTGCACCTAATATGTTTAAGTTTAGATTTAACATCTATTTTATTTTAATGCTATAATGTTAGTTGCAGTTGAAGATGAAGATACTGCTGAAATCAAACCAGGGATAAATCCACTAGCTGATACAAAAGTTAATACACTTGCATCGTATGTTCTTACAACTAAATTACCTTGTCCACCAACATATAATCCACCAGCTACAAAACCGAATGAACCTGTTTGTGAGTTGAAAGTTGCTCCTGTTGTTGGAGTTACTGCCAAACCACCAACGAATTGAGGGTTAGCAATGTATGAACTTTGAGTTTCTAATTTCATAATATTCTTTTTTAATTTAACAATTAAGTTTTAATTTATAGTGAATAATAAACAAATGTACTAACAGTATCAGTTGATGTTCCTGTATATGTATGGTATGTATATCCTCCACTTTGTGTTATTGTTCCGCCTGTTGCTTTTGGTTCACCGGCATATCTAATTTTAACCATACCAGGTCCACTAGGTCCTTCACCCCAATTACCACCACCACCGCCGGCGGGTGAACATCCCAATGCACCGCCTCCAGCATTTTCAGCACCACCACCACCAGCATAATAATTTCCATCTAACCATGGTAATCCAGCTCCACCTGCAACTCCGAAATTATTTGTACCTGGTCCAGCTACACCACCACCACCACCTGCTCTATTTTGACCTGATGACTCACTAGCACCATTAAATTGTGGATTACCGGTTCCGCCAATAGCAAAAGGTGTTCTTGCAGCACCACCACCACTTGCTCCATTCCATCCTCTTGCTAATGCTGCATTTACATTAAAATATCCACCATTACCACCACCTTTGGATACTATTCCATTGAAAGAAGAATGAGAGCCACTTACTTGAACTTGTACCGCTGTTCCAGTTGTTATTTTACCAGCAGTAACAGGATATACTCCTTCAATTAAAGATGCACTTCCTGTAACATATTGACCAGCACCTCCACCTCCACTAAATGCTTCACCACCAGCACCTAATATTAAATAATCAATTTCTAGCAATTGCTCAGAGCCTGATACATTTGGAATAAATGATATTGTATTATTTGCATTATACACTTGTGTAATTATATTATTTCCTAAATATGCTATCATATCTTATGGCATTGTTGTTGTTGAAGTTGTTGGGGGAGGAGTATAAGTTGTTGTACTTGTACTGCTTGTTGTTGTAGTTCCAGATGTACATTCAATACAACTTCCGTATGTGTTCATCACAGTTGAGAATGTTCCACCCATTCCAGAAGGAGTTACTGTCCAACATGCGTTAGTATCATAAGGTGCACCAGGTGCAAAAAACTTATAAACCTGTGCTGAACTTAAAAACATAGAAGTTGTTATCGTATATGATGAACCTCCAGCACAATTACTTATTTGATAATTGTATGATGTTGGCATCGTAGTTGTACTTGTTGATGAAGTAGTTGTGCTACTCGTTGTAGTTGTTGGTTGAGTAGTAGTAGATGTAGATGTAGTTGTGCTACTCGTTGTAGTTGGTGCAGTTGTTGTAGATGTACTAGTCGTTGTTGTACTAGTCATTGCGTTAATTGCATCAATAGCAGCATTTATTTTTGCTCTTGCTACTGCTCCTGTATCTCCGTTATTTACTGTTTGTAATGGCATATTATATTAATTTTAATCTATCCAAATTGAATCATCTTTCCACACACCATAATCATTCCATTTAGCAGATGCTAAAATCCAAGGATATGGAAATGTAGTTGTTGATGTTGTTGAAGTTGAAGTAGTTGTTGTTGTTGGTAATATTGTTGTTGTTGAAGTAGTTGTACTTAATGATACAAATATAGGTGCACTCTTTGAAGCATTAACTTGCGTACCGCTACCTACGGATGCATTTATATTTCTACCACCTGCTTTAATTCTAAACATAATCTATTATTTTATTTCTTTCCAACTTAATGTTTCTTCATCCCAATAAGATAACTCATCGGGTCTTGGTATTGGTGCTTCCCAATCCCATGTTATAGGGTTTAATATCCAACTAGGACATGGTTTAGGTGAAATAAAAATATCAAGTGCTTCATCATACCAATAACCTATTCCAGCAAATTGCTTTCTGAAGTTACCATTATATGATGTTTGTATCCACGTTCCTCCCAATCCTAAATCATTAGCTAGGAATTCTTGTCCTCTATGTTCCTGTGAGTTATCTACTACTAATACTTCCTGTACATAACCCCTTTCATCTATTCTTGCAAAGTGTGCCATATTCTATATTTTATGCGGTTCTAGTAAATGTTCCTGATGATGTGAATGAGTGTACTTTGTATGCTCCATCGGTAGTTTCAGTTCCACCTGTTGCTGTCATTGAAGATGCTAAGTATCTTATTACTACTATACCAGAACCTCCACCTGCTCCAACTCTACTGCCTCCCCACGAAGCACCACCTCCACCACCTCCGGTGTTAGCAGTTCCTGCTACTCCATTACCTGTTGCTGCGTTTGCTGATGCAGAATCCACACCACTAGCTCCACCACCACCTTGTCCACCAGGTGCTCTCACATTACTACCAGGGTATGAACGGCCTCCGCCTCCACCACCTGCGTAGTAAACTAATGTTCCTCTGATAGAAGATTGTCTACCATCACCACCAGCACCACCTGAGTTTACAGCAGCTACTGCAGCTGAACCTGTTGCCGATGCACCACCACCGCCACCAGCTGATAGAGTTTGAGGTGAACCTAAATACAATCCGTTACCACCAGGGTAACCCTGTATTGGAGGTCCGAATGAACCACTACCAGGTTGTGTTCTCGGTGCAGTGTTACCATAATCACCAGCTCCACCACCAGAACCTCCGTTCTTAGCTCCAGTAGAACCAGGTACGGAAGCTCCACCACCTCCACCACCTATTGCAGTAAATCCAAGGGCAGTTGTATTATTACCACTAGCACCATCTTGTACAGCGCCAGGATTAGGACCACCAGCTCCAATTGTAATTGTGTATGCTTGAATAGAAGGTGAGAAAGAACCTGAAAGTAATCCTCCAGCTCCACCACCACCACTTCGTTCACCACCTCCAGCACCACCACCGGCTACTATTAAGTAATCCAATGTTACAGGACCAACAGGTCCTGCTGCTACAGGTTGTAAATTCCAAAATGCGGTAGATGCGAATATACTCATTATATAAATCTTTTTGCGTTTACAATATATGCATTTGTTGAATTCAATGCTACTAATGATAATACATCGGTTACACCACTACCAGACGATGGTAAGTAAAACGAACCTGATGGCTGTTTAACATTACTGCTGAATGATGCGGATGATATAGTACCAGTTGTTACAAATATGTTTGCGTTCTCACCAGGGTTTAAGTTTGTCACATTAAAGTGTGTTGTTGCACTATTTGCTAATGTTACCGTAAAGAAGTTTCCAGCATTCATATCAATTGATGCTGTGTTACTTGCTACTGTCACCGCAACTACATTACCTTGTGCTGAACCAGTTATGATTACTGAACCAGATACAACTGCTGAACCAGTGAATGGGAATCCATTAGTGGCTGTTGTTGCGTTACCTAATAGAGAACCTGTAAATCCACCTTGTGATTTTAAGCTTCCAGTAAATTGTGCTCCACTAACTGTCTTTACCTTAAAGAAATCTACATCAAATTCACCATTTCTATTTTGGTCAGTAACTTTGAAATCACCACCAAAGAAATTAACTGAACCAGTTACTCCTAATGAACCTGTGATTTGTGCACTACCTGTATAAGGGAATGTAGTATCAACTATGTTTGAACCTGATATGATGTATAATGTATTCACATCCGGTACTGCTATACCTGCGTATTCTGCTTCAGTTAGAGTTACAATGTGTTCAATTCTAGGTACTGATGGGAATGTATCGTTTCTATTGTCAACAACTGAACCTGATTCAGTTCCTACTTGTACTCCTATTGAACCTAATACATTTACTGAACCTGTAATTGATACATTACCAATATAAGTTGGAAGGAATGAAGTACCTGAAGTTCCAGAAGAACCAGCTGGTCCAGTTGCTGCTTGTAAGTTTACAGTCCAGCTTGCGTATGTTCCACTACCAACTGCTAAAGTAATTTGGAATGTCATTGAACCCGTAATATCATTGTAAGATACTACGATACCTTCCATATAGTTGCTCACATCGTAAGCACATACCATAGGTTGTCCTACCGTATAATCTAATCCAGCTGATACCGTTATTGTTCTATTGTTACCAACACTTCCTATTGAAATAGAAGTAGTTGATGTTGTTGTATATTGTTGAGATTCTCCAGATGTACCTGATGAACCTGATGTTCCATTTACGCCTGATGTGCCACTCACTCCACTAGTTCCGCTCACACCGCTTGTACCAGAAGTTCCTGATGAACCAGGGTTACCAGGTGCACCATTGAATCCAGAAGTACCGGATGAGCCATTCGCACCATTCGTTCCATTAACTCCGTTTGTACCATTCACACCACTCGTACCATTTACTCCGCTTGTGCCACTTACACCCGAAGTACCTCCTGAACCATTTGTACTGTGTTAGAGATACAATATTATTTACTTTAGGTATTGTTGATGATACACCTAAATTACCTATTAAAGAACCTGATGTGCTACCGCTTAATATTTGTGGTAAGAAAGAGCTTGTTACCTCTACTTTACCAACTACTTTAAGTGAACCTGTTATTGATGCCGAACCAGTGTAAGGAAATTGTACACCCTGAATAGATGATGTTGCAACTAATGCTGCCGTACCATTAACACCTACCCATGCATATCCATCTCTTAATGAAGCAGTGAATGCACCTTGTACGTTTAATGAACCAGTCACACCATTTCCGAATCTAACTGCATTACCTAATTGTATTTCAGTTCCGTTATCTACTATTGATGATGGACCGATACGCTCTCCGTTATCAATTCCTTTTGGTATTGTGTTTGTTGCTATGCCTGTTTCATTACCTATATTGTTATATGTTTCAGGTCCTAATATGAATAATGAAGATGTAGTTCCTGCACCTAATGTGTGTATGGAAATCCAACGATTTTCAACCGAATCATAAAATAATGAACCTGAGTTTTGTGGTAATGAGCCACTATCGTTTACAACTAATCCACCAAATCTTACACCTGGCGTTTGTGTGTTTACTGATATAATATTTGTTCCAATAGATAATTGAGAAGATGTAATATAGTTTACCGATGAACTACCTAATACAGTTAAGTTTTGATTAATGATTAGAGAACCAGACATTACGTTTGTTCCTAATCCACTAAATGTACCTACATCACCTACAACTAAATTTCCAGTAAAAGTACCACCACCCTGTGCATTTACTCCACCACTTGCTGATACATGTCCACCTACCTTTAAGTTGCTACTTCCAGTTATGTTACCTGTTATAGATGTGTTACCTAATATGTTTGTACTACCTGTTATTGTAGTTGAACCTGATACTCTTAAAGATGCTGTCACCTCTAAGTTGTTTGTTCTCATATTAGATGATGTAATCTCATTTGAACGGATGATACCATTACCAGCCGCATCGTATTGCATTTCTAAATTACCATAGATAAATGCCGAACCTGTCACCTTTACGTTACCACCCATTAAATGCAATCCACCCTGAACATCTACTGCATTGTAAGGAGAGCCTGTTACGATTAATCCTTGCTCTGCTATTAATAAATCATCCACATTTAGTGTTGAGTTAATTGTTACACCATTGTTTGCATTAATAGTAAATGTACTATTTGATTCTAAAACAACATCTGCTCCAGCTGCACCTGCTATAAACAAGTCACCACCTGATGTATTACCAATCTGATGTGGGTCACCTACTACGGATGATGAAAGGAAAATAGAACCTGAAATAGTTTGAGAACCTGCGAACTTATTACTACCAGTTACAGTTGCTTTAGTATTAATGTCAGCTTGTAGTATTGATGCAGTTTGAGTTAATTCTGCTTGAGTTGCAAAAGGTCCATCCAATGAAGAACTAAAATTCTGCAATGCTGCAATACTTCCTGAGAATGAAGCTGAATTTATATTATACTCACCTTCATCAACCAAGCTATCAATCATATCTGTATTGAATCCTCTTAGTATTGATGGAGTAATAAACCCAGCATTATTATTAGGAAAGCTGGTTTGGTTTTGTTGCTCTAATTGTGTTTTATTTAATTGAGACATAAGTTTCTATAATTTTTAATAAACGGGTGTTCCTATATCAAAACCATTAGAGAACCCAACACTAAATGCTCCTCTTGTTGCAAATTGTGCCGGTTGTTGTGTTTGTCCTATCCCTTGCTGAATCAATGCACCATTACAACATTTGCGTGAGTATGTGTTTGAATTCGCACATAAACAAGCTTGTCTATTGTTCTTTGGTGAACTCTTTCCCCTAGTAGGTCCTAAGTAAATACCAGATGTTGCTTTGAATCTGGCTAAGTAAGCTGGAGTTGGCATATACTAATGATTTTATTATTTAACAACCGATTCCCTAAATGTAGTGGATTACTATTTGTTTCTTGCCAAAACTTCTTTGTGTAGTAGGTTTTGTAAGTAATTGTAATCCGAGTTATACGCAAGGAATAATAAGCATTGTTCTAATGGCAATGTAGTTACTTCATCCATTTTCATTATATCTCCACCAGCTAACTGGATAACTGAGCTGTAATTTTTCCACTTCTTTCCAAAACGGATTTGATGCTCGGAGGGAGCTTCTCCGAATCCATCATAGATTTCAGGATAACGCTCGGTAAGGCCGTTAATAAACGAACAAAAAAAAACAATGCTCCGTAATGTACATCCATAGGAACTTCTAAGAATAGGGCTTCATTATCTTTGCCTGTGTATTCTTCTATCTCATACGTTCCCATTCCCTTTCTCTTTACAGGTCTATAAAGGATACTCATTATCTTTGCCCAATTCTCATCAATCGTAAATGTATCATGCTTTGTAATATCCAAATATGCACCATACGCCATTTTTGATAGGTTAGGTTCAAAACCATACTCTACCCCGTCAATTTTAATAAACCTTTGTAAGTCACTATTAGTATTAGTCATAAAGCCTGTAAGGTCTTTCTTAATCTTAATAAAGGTTTCAGTATCCAATCCATGCAGATACTCCGCTGAGAATCCACATAGGTGATGTAACAAACATGCTACATAAGCATTCTCATCATCACCATACACTTTCAAATCTCTTTGTAGTGCTAGGTATTGTTTAAGTGTAACTGCTGACCATTTAGTTGGTACTGTGATTTTAATTTCTTTTTTCATATTGTTTACAATTGTGAATTTACATTTGTTATTTAGTTCCCTTTATATAATAAGATTTAACTGATGTCAAATAATCTTTACCTGTTTCCACACTCACATCCTTAAATCCAATCTTCTTAAAATCATCAATTAAGAATTGCTCATCCTCTACTCTACAATTCATCCAGTCCAAGCACTCATCGTGATAGGGTGCTGATTGTCCTAAATCCATAAAGTGTAGTGAACATAATCCACCATCCCTTAACGATTTGTACATATCCTCTATGATTGAATACCTTACTGAATAGTTTGAGATATGCTGAAATACTATGTGTGACATTATGAAATCGTAATAGCCTTCCGCAGTTGGTTGTATATCTTTACCATTGTTCTCCCATGTCTTACAGGCAGCAGTTGATTGTGTATTATCAATATACCATTGTTGTGCATAAGCTGCATTGCTCTTTGATATATCACATCCATCAATTGTTTCCCATTCAGCTAAGGTAGATAGATTGATTAGGTTTCTACCACATCCACATCCGAAATCTAATGCTCTCTTTCCTTTCCATCTTTCCGCATTAAACTTTATATCACCCAATAGAATATCCCAATACTCTGGGTCTGGATTGTGTTGGTGATGATTATCTACCGTCATCCCACTATGATAAGATTCAAACTTATCCTTATAATCTTTTAAGTAACCTTCTATATTTTCCATATTATTGTTTATCTGATTTTTCTACCTTACTTACCTTTCCTTCAGGTACAGCCCATTGTTCTGGATTGATTAAATCTAATGATGTGTTAATCACCGTTGCTTCAGTAATAGGTACAGTCTTCAGGGCCTTATCAGCTAAAAGGTTTTGGTATTTCATCTCTGCTGAATTCCTTTGTTGTAGAGTTGCAGATAGATAAGCTTTCACTTCTCTTAGTTCGTTTAGAAGTTCTACGTTCTTCTTTTCACTCATTGCCACATACGCTGCCATCTCCATGAAATCGTCTTGTGTTAGATTGTTGATGTCAAATTCTTTTTCCATATTATTTTATTTTATACTAATTACATATTTTCCAACTGCCGTTGCTTTTTGTGATAACTTCATCATTGCCACATAACGAGCAGCATCTAAAAGGTGGTTGTTAAAATCCACCGGTCTATCTAATATCTTACCAAACCTATCTGTCTCCCACTCATACGAATAGAACTCATTGATTAGGTTCTGACAACTCTTAGGTATCTTTATCTTATAGTTCTGCAATACACCAATACCAAAGTTAATACTATCCTTACCTTTCGTTACCGGCTTTATATTAAATCCAGCTCTACGAATTTCTTCTATTAGTCTTGGTTCACTACTATCCGCCCATATCTCCTCATTACCACTCACTGCTTTCTTCAACATATCGGTTATTTCGTTTGTCACCATTCCCTTCTCATAGCAGTGTTCTAAGATGTATAGCTCATTACCATTTAGCTTCCATACACTCACCAATGCGTTCGGGTCATTAGCATATCCAAAGTCCAATCCCCATGCCACAAACTCTGCTTCATCCGGTAACCACTCTACTAATTCAAATTCAAAGATTGCTTTATCGTTTGTTGTGTACTCACCCTTTGTGTATACCTGATATGCTTTAATGTTTGTATTCTTCAGGTCTTCCAATGCTCTAATCACACTCTTTTCCAAATAAGGATTATCTTTGTATGATGTGAAGTAGCGTGTACAATCCTGCATCTCTCTTAACCAATGCCATGGAGATACTGTAGGGTTATAACTTAGAATGATTTTTCCTGTTGTACGGATTTGTAATTGTAGGTATGATTCTGAATCTACTTCGGATGCTTCTTCTATCCATAGTATGTTTGATTTAACACCTCTCAGCTTCTCTGCGTTATCCGTACTGATGAATTGTATTTGTGAATCATTATAGAATGTATATGTTCTGTCCGATATGTTAAACTCATTCTCATTCCATATACCCATCGTCTGCATCAGGTCTTTGAAATCCTTCATTACAGTCCTTTTAAGCGATGGTATTGTTTTCCTTACAATAGTTATCAACTCTTTCTTTTGAAGCGCTTGTACGATAAGCCATTGAAGTGCAGCGTATGTTTTACCACTACGGCTACCACCAACCAAATGGCAAACTCTAGTAGGGCAATCCTCTATGTGCTTATAACTAATCGTTGTGTTGACTTCCAGATGCATCTACTACCTTTTGATTAATGTTTACCGATATTTGCTGTATTCTTTGTTCTACTTCTGCTTTCAATTCCATTCTACTTTGTTTAGGTAAATGGAACTCTAACATTTTAAGTGTGATGTCTACTGCTCCCTTCGGGTCTTTCTTCATCATCTCCTCCATTAGTGATGGTAGGTTATCCATTACTTTATTTGTAGCACGAGCTAATGATAGTTTCATCATCTCCGTGCTTCGGTTCAATGCACCAGCCGGTCTACCTGCTCTATTGATTCGCTTATCGTTCTTTTCAAATGCCATTGTAATTCGTTGTATTTAACAATATATATAGATATAACAACTATATCCAACTCCGTAGTTATCGTTGAAGGAGACCACCTTAAAATCGTTTCTATGATGGTTTGAATGGATTAACCTTTGTTAGTCTTATATGTTGTTTAATCTTTTTGACATTTAAGAATGAAGTGCTTTTAGAAATCCCTATATCTTTACTCAGCTTATCCAATGTCATCTTGCCATCCCCAAAGAAATATAATTCAGCTAAACGGGCTGAACTCCACATCTTTGTTTTCTGCAGTTGTTGTATCTCATCTACTATATCTTCATAGCACTTTTGTACTTTGTTATCTAGCTCCTCATCATAACTCTCATCCACTTCATCATAATAGTCCGGCAGCGATTGTATCTTACCATTACTCTTTACCATATTGATGTGACGGGTTCTAAGGAATGAATGAAGATACATCATATTGAAATCATCTACACCATACCATATATTAGGATTACCTCTTTCCGCAATGTAAGAATAGAGTTCTGCAACTAATTCCTTAGCCAGTTCTCTATTCTTTGTTATATTGTATGCTGCTGACATCAACCAATCATTCTTCATTCTATAAAGGATGTCCAGCCTTCTATTGTTTTCTTTTTGTATTTCTTCTATACTCATTAGATTCTATCACTTACAAATTTTCTCAGCTCATCAATACATCTTGCCCATAGGCCGCCTGATGATTTACAACTGCATGGTTGTGGTTCTTTGTTACCTCTTATTTGTGTACATCTACTCCACATCTTACTCATTAAGTGTTCCGGTAAATGCATTCTGATTGTTGATAGTTCTTCTTTCATTAAATTAAACTCTGCCTCATCAAATGGTGCGTATTTGTTTTCCATATTAGTATAAGTTTATTCCGTTACATTCCCCATCATATTCTGGGTTGGTTAATCTATTTAACCATTCTTTTCTTTGGCAACATCCACATTCATTGCGTCCGAATACCTTTCTTGCAATCCATATTGCAATTCTCTCACCTTGTCCCATTGTTAAAAAATCTATTAGAAATTCTAACCAAGTTCCTAATTTAATCCATTTCATAGTTACGATTTTATGTTATTGTTTACTAATGCATCCGTAGCGTAACTGATTGGTTTCTTTTTGTATAACGGCTTACGATGTGATAGTGTAGAACATAATGAGTTGTGCTTAAAACCATTTACCATAGCACATTCTTTGATTGATTTATATAGTACACCGTCATAATAAATAGGGCGTGTAACGTTTTCCCTTCCTAACACTACATACGCATGTGTAGCATTTGCTGAACGTGTCAACCATTCTAAGTTATCTACTCTATTATCTTTTTTGTCCCCATTGATATGGTTAGGTACTAATTCAATTAGATTACCATAAACATCATAAGTTGGTTTAGGTTTCTTAATGAAAGCATTAGCTACTAACTGATGTACTCTGAACCATTTACGGATTCTGTCACCTTTAGCATTTGGTGGAGCAAACAAGCCCACTTCCCAATATCCTCTATTGTGTTCCTTTGGTGCTATTGGATACATACCACCTGCCATAAATGCTTTGTTACTTAATTTGTTTGAATATACTACTCCACTATCTGAAATGAAGTAATCATTGTATCCCTCTATCTTTTTAATTGCCATAGTTAGTTAATTTTATTTTTTGTAAACTCGTCCATCATCTCATCAAATGCCTGTGATAGTGCTAACTTGCTGAGATTTTGGTAATATGCTTTCTTCTTTTCTAAATCATATTCCGTTGTATCAATAAGGTCACCAACCTTACTAAAGTCTGGGATTGCAAGGTATCCCATTTCTTCCATATCCTTTTGGATTTCATTTGCTAAATCTGCTTGTGTTTTCATTTTACGCTGTTTTAATTTTGTATATTGTTTCTAATTTATTCTTCCAATTATTCTTTTGTGATTCATCCCATTCTAATAATTCTGATACTCCATCTATTCCACCTAACTCTCTCCAATCTTCTACTGCTCTATTGTATTTAACATCATCTGAATCAGCATCCATTAATACATCCAGTAATCTTTCTGCTATATTCTTTGTATTACCTTTAGCTCTATCACTGTATTCATATTGTTCCTGTTCTTTCTCTTGTTCTTTAACTTGTTCTTGTTCCTGTTCTTGTTCCTTGGGGGTATCAATAGAGTATTGATAGGGTATTGATAGGGTATTAATAGAGGATGGATAGGGTATCAATAGGGTATTGGTAGAGGATTGATAGAGGTTGTTCTCTATTAGTTTATTCACTACAGAGATTACAGCTTTATTCTTACTCTCTAAGAAATCAGGTCCGTACTGAAATACACAAAATTTATTGATTATCCATTTTTCATCAGAGATTGGAGTAACTCTAAGTTTGAATGCATTTAATACATCAGTATCAGATACATTAGTATTACACATTATATTAAGCAATTTAATATTGCGTTTATAGATACCAGCATTATCACAGGTATCTAATAGGTACTGCCAAATGATTTTATAATCATTAGGTAAGTCTGTGTACCATTCATCTTTCCACTTATCAGTGTCAGTAAATCTTTTTGCCATACAATTATTTTAAGTTGTTGTATATATAAGTATAGAACTTTTAAGTAAACGATAAATAAATTTGAAATTTTTTCACGTTATGTGATGAGCGGTAATATAACTTGATAAGCGGTAAGTGAAAATATGATATTTTTTGCTAAACTGTAAGTTATTGATAATCAACACGTTAGCTAAAATGTGGATAACTTGTGGATAATTCCTTCAAAAGCATTAGGAATTGTAACAGAATTTTCGTAATTTTGTCCCTGTAATGATAAAAATGGTAAAAAATAGGGTATTTTCACATAACTCATTGATAATCAACGGGTTAAGCATAACTCATTGGAAATCAATTAGTTACATAATTAGTTATAAATATATCAAAAAATATTTGGAAATGTGGAATATTCTTCGTACCTTTGTCTTATAATCGTTGAGGGTATTCCTCAATTTAACTAAAACCTTATGGTGTATAGGTAACCAAACAAATAAAAATGGCAAATTCACAAAAGACAGTAACAAACATTACTGTACACCTAACTCAAATGTTAGAGAAGTACAAAGAAAGAGTAGAGGAATGTTATACCACCTCACAAAACAAAAGAACATCAGCGTACATTCGTAAAGAGGCACACAATTATATGTGGTTGTATCAGGGTAAAGTTGATACAATACAAACCCTTTTAGATAACATTTGTAGAGGACAGTACAACGATGAAACTTTTATTAAAAACGTATTAAACAAATAAAACAATGGCAAATTTAACAAAGAGTGTTTCTGCTTTCACTATCAAAAAAGCAACATTTAATTTGAACGAATACACTTCTTCTTATTCAAACTATCCCCTATATCGTATGATTGAGGATATGATTAAGAAGAACATAAAACAAGCAGAGTTTGAAGGTGTACCTGCTCAAGTATTTGAGTACTTCTATGATAGAAGTGATTTTAGAGAAAATGGTGAGGTAGAAACATATTACATCGTTGGTTACAAAGAGTTTTACAATATGGTTGAATGTAAGAAACCTTACTTAGCAAAGTTCATCTACAATCGTTTAATGAACGCATTCAATCAGTACCTATCAAATACACTTTCTGATACAGGCATTGAGGAGTATCAAAAGCTAGTTGATGCACTTGATATGGTTTACAATGGTAATAGTGGTGATATAAACAAATCAATTAGATTAGTTTCTGAATTGTGGGATTTATATTGTTCAGATGATGCATTAGAAACTAATTGGGATATTAGAGATAAGATTACCGAAGGTTTCCAACAAAGTAATTACTACAAACTTTTTGTAGAAGAAATGTGTGAATTCATAACTGAAAAGTTTGAGAACATTAAGAAAGCAAATGCAACACAAATTTTATTAGGGGATATGTTATCCGATAAAATGGATAGCATAGATAAACACTATGGTAAAGATTTTCAGGCTAAACTTAATTCATACAATGAACTACAAAGTGAGATTGCTCAATTACAAATTGAAATAGATAATTTATAATAAGTTATGGAAGAAAGATTGTTATCAGTTGAGAGGCGCTTAATGGCGCTTCTCAATTCACTACCTAAAGAAATGCAGGATAGAGTAGAAGAAGAAAAGTTTATAATGAGGAAAGAAACTGGTACTAAGTACAAAGTGCAGTTCCTTATTGAAACTGATAAAGGTACTAAACCAATTACTATTGATGATATATGGGCATGGTCTGATGCAGATGCTATGTATGTTGGTAGTGTAGTTTATGTAAAGCCAGAGATGGATAGATTACAAAAAGAAGGTA